ACATTACCCATCCCGCCCCCACCGCCACCAACGGGGCCGCCAAACCTAGAAGAACCACCATCGTATGAAACATTAGCAGCAATGTTCTGTTTTGCTCCTTCGTTAGCCTGCATAAAACCGGGAGCCTGTGAGCCAACTGCGGGGCCTGCTGCCATAGAGGCTTGACCAGAGTAAGGCCCAACTCCTAAAGCTTGCATTACGCTAGTTATAGCTTGAACAATTGGAGGGGGTGTACTCAAGAAAGTTCTTATTGCGCTATCAAAACTGTCTCCAATAGACTGAGCCTTGTTTGCCCACGACCCTGAATTTTGCGATGACTGTGCCGCTTGAGACGGCGTGCTGGTAGCAGGTTGGGCCGGTGCAGCGGGCTGTGCCAATCCACCAAACCCACCAACCTCATCATCAACGGGGCCTCCATATTGATATCTTTTTGCCTGCATGATGCCACCTTGGGCTGCTTCGGTTACGTCGCTGTCTTGCTCCTTCATGCTAGGTGGCGCAAGGTTAATTCGCCCCAAGGGAGTAGGACGTTTTGTGCCGGGAAGTTGCATGTTGGCGCGTTTGTTGACTTTGGCTTGGCGAATCAGAGCAGCGGATAAAGGATCAAGAGACCGAGTATCAGGGTCAGTATCAAAGATGATGCCTACATCACTTTTCATAGAAGGCAAGTCAGGCTTTCGAGACATAGACTCGTAGTAGTCCATTGCTATTTTGCTGCCACCCGTTGGGTCAATATCAGTTTTTCCGCCCCTAGCAAACCGCATTTCGCCTGTCATAGGGTTAACCCCTGTGTCCGTTGCATCGGCGATTACGTTACGGGATATGGGAGTCTGATAGGGTGTAGCATAAGCGCCTTTGTGGATATCAGACATTGGATACCCTGTGTTGGCTCCTACGGCATTTGCGTTTGACATAGCTTCAACGGGGCCACCACCCGCATACGCCTGCATAATGCCGCCTTCAGCTGCGTTGGTGTAGACCTTGGGTGTGTATTGAAAATCTTCTGGGTTAGCGTGACGGCCTTTGAAGTTAGGTGACATCTTGTACTTGGTCAGGATGCCGTCGTATTCTTCTTTTTCAGGCTCGCTGCTACCTGACCCAGAGCCAAGTAATTTCATCGCCGAATAACCCATTGACGCAGTTGAAAGTGGGTTTTCTTTGGCAAAGTCCAAAGCTTTCTGAAAACCAGCTTGCAGTCCAGACGGCGCTGCGGGCGCTGGAAAAGAGCCAGTTACACCTCTAGCCCCACCCATATCAATACCGCCAGCGGGCATTGTCTGGCTCTTCATTTTAAGACCTTCAAACCCGGGAGACTGAAATTGATATGCCGGGTTTCGAACATTTAAAGCTTCAGGAATAGCATTTGGAACGCCTCTACTGGCGATATCGTAACCAGACTGTTCCGCTGCGCGGGCAAGGGCATCTGCCGTTGCCTGATCTCCGCCACCTGCAAGCGCGTTCTGGAACATACTAGGTACGGTGTTTTCATACGCAGCATGCGGAATACCTGAGTTGGCGATTTGTTGCGCTATAGTTTGCTGGTTAGCAATTTGAGCTGCATTGATACCTGCCGCCCCTGCACCGCCGCCGCCAGAAAGAATTCCTGAGGTAACAGTCTCGCCTAAGGAGGGGGCCGCAGCACTGATGCCTTCCAAGCCCGCCATACCAAGGCCATCTAAGCCCGCTAGACCAAGGCCTTCCATCCCGCCAAGCGCCCCAAAACCTTCCAGCCCACCGAGCGCCCCAAAGCTACCCGCTTCTGCTGCAAGAGGAGCCAATTCCGCCACCGCAAACATTTCCGGCGCGGCTATGGCAAACGATTCTGCTAATGCTATTTCTGCTACTGGGGCTGCTGCTGCTTGCGGCATATTACACCTCGCGTTTCATTAAAACAAAGCCACGTCTGCGGTCAAATTCTTTAAACCCAAACATGGCGATCAATTTCTGTGCTTTTACATCATTTTCAAAGGGTGTAGCATACACTTCCGTGTAACTTTTGTCTTTAAAATCTGATAGCAAACCATCAAAAATATGCTTATACCGCCTGACCTTTGAAGGAGTCCACGCCCCTTCGTTGAAGTTCAGATGCAGTGAAATCTTTGTCCGGTCAAACAAGTAGTCGCACAGGACTTCCCCATTGACATCCTCATACAGTTTTTCTCTTGTGGGCTGCATCATGTTGAGAGCGCAGACACAAATGAAAGTGTGGCTACGACGGACTGGGTAGATGGCTTGGTTGGCGTGCCGGAAGCGGCAAGATGCTGGATGGTTACAGCAGTGTTAGGCACAGACCAGTAGATTTCCACATAGTCACTTGCCGCCATATTTAAGAAATAGTTCCAGCCAACAATTGAATGGCCATCTGTTCCGGCGTGTCTGTTTGGAATAGATACAAAGCCAGTTGACCCGGGAATATCTACCCCATCTTGCTTTAACCAAATGTAGACATCTTGGAAGGCGGTGTCCGTGTTTTGAAACTGGGCGCTGAACTGAAGGTTGTAGATACCCGCATTCACCACCGTGATTTTGGATGAACTGATCGACACCTCATTGGCAAAGTCTGTGGTGTTGAGCGTCATCAGCGTAGCGGTGTTTGCCGTTGTGGTCTGATCTTGGTCGCTGGAGAACGCCCCGTAAGGGAAGCGGATAAACCGCCCGCCGGACTCGCCAAGTAAAGCCCCGGTCAAATTATCAAGTTGATTAAAGTACAACCGCAGAATGTTTGAGTATTGCTCAATGAACTCTGGGGTGTATTCATTTGGAGCCGCAGGTAAGCGCGGCTGAACAACCGGTCTGTAACGATTGATAATTGTCGTTGCCATCAGCGCCTACCGTCAGGTCTAGTATCAATGCGCGGAACACCTAACTGCCACGCTACCCCAAGGTCATTTGAGATAACTTTAAACGCCATCTGTCGTCCACGCACTCGTACAAAAACCTGTTGAGTAAATTGTTGGACAGTGTAATAACGCTGACTCTGATAATTTTGCGTACTAGTTACAGTTGGTGAGTTTGCTGTTCCATAATTTGTGCCGGGAAACTGACGTGGACGCACAGCAAAATCTAGTGAAGGATTGTTTACAGTTGATCCATCAAATGTCACATCAGGGATGATGCGGGTCACCAAACCAAAGTTGTGCCCGTCTCCAATGTCAAAGTCTGATGATTGCACATACGCTTCAATTGGCGTAGCTGGACTGGTTGTACCATCGTCGTTGCCATTCTCATGATAGATCAACTGCCCGTTGTATCCAGCAGCCATAGGTGTTCCACGCAATGGACTATCCAGCCAGTAAGAACGAGCCAATGTGCCGTAATACCAAGTACGTTCAAGGTGGTTGAAGACAACATACCTATCTATTGTGGTGGAATTTGAAGAACAATAGAACCACCAAATTTCGTTGTAACCTTCACTTGTGCCAGCAAAAAATTGATAGGACTGTGTCAGATTAATATCTTCATACACATACTGGCGTAAAGAGCAAGGCAATGTTTCCACTCGGCCTGAATACATATAAAACTTATCCGCCCCCATCCAGTAGGTAACGTTGTTAGCAGTCTCTATTGCATTTGGCCCAGCGATCGATATGTTGTCACCCATGATCTGAAAGCTCCAGACATAGGGCGGGCCAAGGTACTGCATAGAGTAAATGGCTGAGTCCGTCAAGACCAAAATCTCTTGACGGGTTTGTATAGCAGTCACAATGGTCGAGCCATGACTCAGTCGGTAGCTACCTGCTTGGTTTGTTACAGCTGGAATCCACGTGGCAAAACTTTCTTGGTCAGACCAGCGGATGAGTAGCGGGTCTTGAACCGCGCTGCCATAGTCATTAACACCAAACGCAAGAACAAACCTTGAAGAATCTGACACCATGACAAAGTTGGCGACTGTTGGGCACGCAGAATCCGTAGTTATAGTTCCCGCCTTGGTAACAATCGAAGTGCTTGGGCCAAGGTATTGGCCTCGGTTAAATGTGCTGGCTGATGCTGCGTTTGCCCAGTAATACAGCGCCCCGCCCCGGGGGTTGAAGACCAAGTCTTCGCCAAAGTTTGATTGGCTCCACAAACGAAGTTGAGTACCAATACCCGTAGCCGCAGGAGAACCCCAGCCTGTAAACGTGGTGGACTGAACAACCGCTGCGTTGTCAGCGTGAGCGGCGGCTGCACCTGAGCCTGTGCCACTTAACCCACGAGTACATCCCAAGAATTGAGTTGAATTCTTACTTGTGTAAGAAATGTTTTCTGAGTCAATCAGAATGTTTCCGGCTGCTGAAAACGCAGTTGTACTATCCACAGTAATTGTGGTAACGGAACTGTTTATAGACCCATCGAGTTGGTTTGTTGCTGTGCCAAAAACAATACCGCCCCAAGTACCCGCGCCCCAACCCACGTTCAAAGAGTAAATATCTGTGCCAGTCGTAATCTGGTATGTGCCAACTACCGACGATCCGCCATTGCCTGAATCTCCTGCGGCTGCGTTGACTGATGCAGTGATAGTGTATGAATTTGAACTGATGTAAGAGACGATCTGGAACTCTCTATTCAGAACAGCGGCAGTGATGTTGCCGCCCAAAGATACCGCGCCGCTAAATGTAACGAAGTCCCCTGCCTGCGCACCGTGGGCAACGTCGGTAACCGTAATGGTGGGAGACCCGGTGGTTGCCGCAAAAGTAACTTCCCCCGCAGCGGTTGTTGTACGCAGGGGAGTAATGTCGTATAAATTGCCATTCACGCCGTTTTGAATATAGTATTTAAGATTTGTCCCAAGTGCCAATAGGTTGTAGCTAGACAAATTAACCCAGTTCCACATGGATCTACAAACACCCCAATAAATTCCAGCGGGAGCTTGCAACGTAGACGTATTTACTCCAGTATCAAGAACCCAGCCACCAATTTTTTCTGGGTAGCCAGAACGGAAGCGAATTTTGTCGCACTCAAACCAGCCACCCTCGTTGGCAAGCGTTGTACCTTCGCGGTTGACTCCGGGTCTAAACTGAAGTTTTTGCAGTGGCATGATATTAGGCTACGAGTCCGGGAACATACTGCGTTTTACCAGCGACTTTCATAGCGGTCAACTCCTGTTTCTTTAGGTTGTCGGGGTCGTAGGAAACGTGTACCCAGCCGCTATCGGGAATACCCGGAGTGTAAAACTCGAGGATGAGTTGTGTGTAGTCCAGATTATCCATGATCCATTGGGCAAGCTCTGCGTTGGGTACTCCGGGGATCTCAATATCGGCTGCTTGGCCTTTGACATGGTCTGAGGTACGAGATCCTCCGACCGCTGCATTACTTTCCGCACTGCGGAACCCCGAGTTCACCTTGACACCTTTGCCAAAGTGATCACGCACTGGCTGAAGAACTCTCTCAGCCAATATCTTCAGGTGTTCAGTTTCGACTGGGCCGGGAGTATTGTCAAAGTCCATGCGCAAGGCTGTCTCAGACTTGGTCAGTTCGTGCAAAGAGAAGTTGGCGGTCAGTTGCATCATTTACTCCTTAAGGTTTGGTAGATGGCGTTGTAGGCATCGATGCAGGCGTTGAGCTGTCTGGTGTTGGCATCTCCTTGGTCGGTGATGGCGACAAGAGATTGAGCAGTCTTTGCGTCAAATTCGGCTGTTGCTTGAACGCTATCTCCGGCGGGAGCGGGGGTATCTCCGGCGGTTTGTACGGGGCAGACGGGGGCTTGGACAGGAATCCGCAGCTTGAGAGCGCCAGAGGCAATAGCAGCATCACGCTCTTTTGCAATAAGTTTTGCATCTTGATTGGCCTTTTGAAGTTTGGTTGCTTGGGTGGTGACGGCGGTCAGCAGCGCTTGTTCTTTCTGTCGGGCGGCTGCGTTTAAAGCGGCAATCTCTAGCTGTTGACGGGTGACTTCGTCCTTTGAGCCTTTGTAGTATCCGCCGCCAAAACTGCCAACAATAGCAAGCACAACAGCGAGCAGGATGTACGGGTTAAAGATACTCATGGCTTATTGATTTCTTCATCATCATGGGACAGCTTAATCCCAGCCAACAAGCCAATAAACCCGCCAACCACTGTTTGGAACGCAGGACTGATGAGCTTAAAGATTTCGGTGTTGTCCACCTTTTCGTCAAACAATCCAATCATTAGAGTAAACACCATACTGCACACCACAATACAAAGGGTGGCAGCAACCATCAGGGTGACCTTGTAGGTCAGCTTGCCTCGTAGTGTTTGTTCCATGCTTACCCCTCTGCCTTACCGCGCACATACGCCTGAGCCGCCATAAACGCTACCACAATCGTACCCATTGCTGCACAGTAAGTGGTGGTCAAACCGCTCAATGCGTTGACCTTCTCTAAGGTTACCCAAGTAGATGCAAGAAATGCAATCAAGACAGGCGGTGCGCCCAAAGCGGCCCATGCCATGACCCTTTGTTGGTCAGCCATCTTGTCAAGGTTTTCAATCTGAATCATGCGCTCAGACCGAGACAGTTCAACGTCAGTCACCACGCCATCGTGGTTGGTGTCAAACTTGTCGTACTCTGAATCTTTTTCAAGTTGCTTACTCATCTTTTTTCCTTTCCTGCTGTTCAAGCTGTCTTCTCAACTTTTCCACTTTTTGAATCTGCGCTTTGGCTTCATTCTTTGTTTCCAGCACATCCAAATACAACATACCCAGCAAAGGCAGTAGTAAAGCGACCAGCACACAAGCAGCAATCCAGCCGATCATTTCTTCCCCCACTGACTTACGAACCACAGCCACAGCCACAGGTAAAGGAGGAATGTAAAAGTCGCCACCACTGCCGCCAGTTTTGCTTGCAGGTTTCTTTCCTCTTCCCTGTGTTGCCATGCCTCTTGCCGTTTCTTTGCCTCTTGCTTCAGTCTGGCAGCTTCTTGTTCAGCGGCTATGACATCCCGCATCTCAAACACCTTGCTGTACAGCGCACCCATTTCGGGAGGGCTTTGATACACCATCGTTTCCCTGATTGTCACCTCGAGCGCCGCCATCTGATCCTGCGCCATGACCCGCTTCAATGCGGCTTCCATCTGGTTCTGGTCAGGCTCGTAGACGTTTTTGGACTTGTCTTCTTCCTCCCTGATGTGGGCGGCTAACTGTTCTTGGATTCTGAAGAATTCTGTAAGATTTTTGACAACTCCAACCATGACCTGCGTTTCGTCAACAGCGATGTATTTGTCTTTCTTTTTCGCCACAGGCTTGGGCGCGGCAGGAGTTGGCGCACCGCCAAAGAATTTTGCCAACGTCCCCCAGAAACCATAAATTTCTCTTCCGATTCCAACAGCTTC